GGCTCTTGGATGGATGAAATCATTGCCAAGTATGGCATTACACCAATCTTGATTCACCACTTTGGCAAGGGTTCGCAATCTGGCAAAGAAGTCATTGACCGCTTCCGTGGCGCGTCATCTGTAGTTGGCGAAATGGATGGACTGATCTCAATCATCAGCCATGAGAATGAGGGATGCTACATTGTTGATAGTGTGGTCCGATCATTCAAATCAACGCCATCATTTGTTGCGCGCTGGGATTATCCACACTGGGTGCTGTCTGAAGATTTGGACGCAAGCAGGGCAGCCAAGCCGGGCGCAAAGAAGAAGCATGGAGATGACAAATTGTTGGCACAGATTCCATCTGGTGAAGAGCAGGCAGCATTCTTTGGCGACCTAAATTTGGACATGTGTAAGCACCAATTTGCCAGAAGAAGGGCAAAAATTGAAGCCATCCAAGTGGTCAAAATGGTCAATTCAGCAGGAAAACTTGAAAATGCCTTTTATGTATAAATCGGTCATTGAACATATTACAATATGTAACAGCAGGTGTAATATGATACAGCAGGCTTTAAGCCTAGTAAACAAGCGGTGTTTGCTGTTACACATTAACATCATACAACACAACAAAACGGCACTTAAAAGGCGTGTGGGGGGCATTTATGACCCACACTAAGCCTGCTTGAACATATTAATCAAATCCCTATAGGGTGATGTACCAGCAGGTCAATACATCTAACAACAGCTAAAAATATGTATTACACAAGTATTGACGAATAAAAAAAACTGACTAATCAATTGAAGCATGGAACAGAAATCATACATCAAAAGCAGAATGATATCATTCAGGATGCCAGAACCTCAAATTGAATTGCTGACACATTTAGCAATTCAAACAGGCCAAAGCAAATCAGAGGTTCTAAGAGCCGGACTTGAATTGGTTAAACAAAAAGTAATCAATCAAGGCAATTGATAATTCAATATCATATCTATAGCCATGAAAACTTACCCATACATCGAAGGAAAAGAAATGGCAATATATGATGACCCAGTTGATCACATGGAGCCAATCGAGAATCCTGAATATGCTGTTGCAGATATTATTACACGATTGATGGTGTTTCAATTGCAAGGTGGAGATTCAAAGAGAATAGCAGCACGCACAATGGTATTAGCTCAAACTGTAGGCATTGATGTTGGCAATGGTATTGTCACTAATGCTGATATTGCCAAGGCTTGTGGTATTACCAGGTCGGCTGTTTCACTTATGAGCAATGAATTACGAGATCAGTTAGGTCTTATCTCTCACAATAATCGCAGCCAACAAAACCGTAAAAACTGTAGAAACGCCAAACGATGAACAATACATACCTTACAACTCAACTAACTGACATCAGCCAGAAGATTAAACAACTCGATGTTGATGCTCTCAAACTAGCACAATCAGCCAAGGCCGAGATACTACAAGCAACCAGCATGGCCTGCAATGTCGGATCATTACTAAAGGAAGCGCAAGAGCTGACCGGCCGCAGCAACTACTCGAAGTGGCTGGAGGTTACATTCGGCCATGACTTTATTGATAGGGCCAAGCGATACCGTAAGGCATATGACGATCCAAGGCAGATGGCGCTGAGTATGGGCGTCATTCCAAACACACAGAAAGCCCTAGAGACGACAGATCAACCCATCAAAGCTAAGCCAGACCGCAACATCGTTTACATTAATAAACTTACAGGATACCTTAGAACCGCAGAAACCATCTCAAATGTTGATCGTGTCGCATTACAGGGCATTATTGCACAACTTCGACGCCTTGGGCTGGTTTAATTTTATACTTCATGGATATTATCTCAACAACATTGACCAATCCTTGTCCATTGCCAAAGGAAAAGGGGCAATTAGGTAAGAGCCGGGGGCTATGCGCATGGGACTTAATTAAGCCAAGGTCACGATTCAAGACAATCAAAACGCAGCAAGAGATACAGGAGTGCAGCAAGCCTTCATTTGATCATCCTAAGATGCTACACATCTTAATTGATCGAGCGGCTGGATACGGTTGCAAAAAGCTTGCTAAGGCGCATGGTGGAAGTGCTGGCTCAATTAGTAAGTTCTGCCAGTCGATGGGCTTTGATATTATTAAGCCGCATGAGGTGATTGATCAGCAACCAAACCCAAAACATCTATCACTTGAAGAACGAGCGATCAAACTAATGGAAGAGGATAGAACCTCTGAATTAAAGAGCATTGCGAAATATGACGAGCAAAGGCACTGGGGCGCACAGGACCATCCAGCTACAACAGCATGGAAGGTTCAAAAGAGATACCACTCGGATATTGAATATAGAATATATCAAAACATACAAGTTCACATGCACTCATCGCTGGGCGCTGGTAAGTTTGTATCAAGGCGATTGAAGGAGGTATTAGGATGCACAGTGACAGAGTTTAAGGCACACCTTGAGCGAAACTTCCTTGATGGTATGACATGGGATAATAAAGGAGCGGGTAAAGATAATTGGCAAATTGATCACCTAAAGCCTCGCAGTTGGTTTAATCAGACAGATCCAAAGCAGTTTGCCGAGTGTTGGCATCATAGCAATCTACAGCCAGCATGGAGGACACACAACTACCGCAAGGGTAATCGATTTGGTGAAGAAAGAACACATGATGGATTCCAAGGCACACTTAAATTAGCATGATCTTATGTAAGTCATTGGTATACCCCTACTTAGGACACCTGTATTTTAAGCACCCTCAGAGGGTGAAGCGCCTCGGTTCGTTTTTTAATGAATGCATTTTTTTGATTCATGATATTCAATCTCAATAAGCATGGCACGCAAGACACATAAGCACTACGCAGAAGAATTTGGCGTCTCGGAAACAGTTTTTCGTGGATGGCTGAAGATGGGCGCACCGTATCAGAACGAACCCAAAATGATTACGTGGCTGAATGGTCTAACTCGAAAATCGCCAGAAGTAAAAGCGTGGCTGAAAGCTCGTGGCATCAAGCCGGTGCCAAAGAAGTCAGAAGCTGCGAAGCCTAAAAACGCAAAGACTGCTGAAGACTTCCGCGATCATTACCAGAAGAAGCTGGAAGAAGCGACGATGACAAACGATCAGGATCAAGTAAAGTTCTGGTCGGATCTATTCTTAAAGCAGGACGAGTCGATTAGGCGGTCCGAGATACATGCGGCCAAGCTTGGTATTGACAACGGCACTGTTCTGCCAAGGGCCGAGGTTGAGCGAATCATGCGGGCAGTGTTCTATGCCGGCAACGCATGCGTGCAAGGTGTGCTGACATCTATGTGCGAGCAGCTTGTTGGATATGATGACCCAGGCGAATTGTATCATGCATTGAAGCCAGCAGTAACAGGTGGCCGGCTCTTTAGTGGATTTGATAAGGTGTCAAATGTGACAGGCGCGCCGAACATTCCTAGCTGGGTGGTCGAATGCGTAAAGCTTGAGTCAGAGCAATACCTTGGAAACAGTGAGAGCTTGTGGACTAAGTAATGACTGATCTACTGAAACTCACGCAACCAGACCCAGTTGATTGGTGTGAGCGCAACATCCAGCTTGACTACGGCAAGTTTGACGCGGCCAAGCATCCATTGATGAGTGAGCCACTTCGCAGCGCTGCCAACATGCGCGCCGGGATGACTGGCCTGATTGGTTCAGTTCAGCACGTCAAAACGCTGTGCGCTCAGTTGCTTCAATTGTATACGGCGCAGACCACGCCGAGCCGGCAGGCGCATTACGACTTAACTAAGGAAGCGCTCAAAGAGTTCAGTGATGACAAGTTTACGCCGCTCATCAATAACACGCCAGCGATCAAGCGCATCATTAATGACGAGCGCTTTGCGCAGACAACGTATTACACGCAATTCCCATATGGCTTTATCCGGCTGCTTGGCGCTCGCATTCTGGCGCATCGTAATTCCAAGACAATTGAGATGGTCACACTCGATGAGTCGTGGGCATATGAGACTGGCTGGATTGACCAGATCAAAGACCGGCTTTCAAGTTATCCGTGGAGCTGGCGCATGTTTCTGCCGACATCGGGCCAGACTGCTGGCAGTGAGATTGATGTGCTTTGGAAGCGCTCAACGCAAAAGGTCTGGCATGTGCCATGCGATTGCTGCGGCGAAATGATCCCTTACATTTGGACACAGCCAAAACAGAAGGACGGCGATCAACTACCTGGAGGCATGAAATTTGCAAGCGGCGACGATGTGTTGAATGAAGATCAATCAACGGATTACTCAAAGATTAAAGATTCTGTTTATTATGAATGCCAGCTCTGCGCCGGTCAGATGCAGTTTAATCCAACAACTCAGCACCAGCGCAATCAATCGGGCCGCTACATTTCGATGAATCCTAATGGCGACCCAAAGATCGACTTCTATCAATACAATGCCATGGCGCACTTTCCGTGGGATGACTTGGCCTGCCAATATCACGACGCAGTAGCATCCAAGAATCGCGGCGACTTGGAAGCACTTGAGAACTTTGTGCGCAAGCGACTGGCCGAGCCGTGGGATGTGTCGCGCTTTATTGTCTTATCAGACAACGAGAATAGTGAAGGTGACTATCCATCTAGCCAGATATGGAAAGATGCTGAATATACTTTCTGCACCATCGACGTGCAAAAGGATCACTTTTACTATGTCATACGATCATGGTCGAAAGGCGTAGAATCGCGCTTGATCGAAGCGCATAAGGCACTCAGTGATTTGCACATTGTCGAGATGTGCGATAAATATGGCATCTTGCAAAATGGTCTGGATGGCTCAGGAGTGTTTGTGGATGGCAATTACAATACAACTGAAGTGCAACGCATCGCTGCCAAAAATGGATGGATTGTATTACGCGGTCAAAACTGTAAACCATTCCGGCATCCAGATGGCATGCGCAAAATGTATTCTGAGCCAATCCCAGTTGACACATGGCAAGGCACCAACGATGGCGACGGCAAGATGAAATACTGTATCCAGTTCTGGTATGCTGAGAACGAGGCGCGTAGCCGCTTTGCTACACTGCGTGGAATGTCTGAGCCTAAGCGCTTATGGACACACTCAAACAACGCCGGCACGAACTATCTGAATCAACTCAATTCGTGGGCGAGAATAGCCAAGACTAATCCAAAGGATGGCAGCGTGTATTACGATTGGAAACAAACAGCACGCAATGATCACCTTTACGACTGCGAAAAAATGCAACTGGTCGCAGCAGCGATGGCTGGCCTAGTCGGTGTAAGCGAAAAGCCAACTGACGAGAAAGACTAAGACACCAGTATACTTGACACAGACGCGCTTACTAATGCGTGATTTTATCTTTTCAGTATGGTGCCATGTGGGCAAGACATCGGCGGCGACAATTGAAGCCTTAGAGACTTTGGCGGCCAATCAATATACAACTGCCGAGCAGGGCGGCAGATATGTCGTATCGGCATCGGTGCAAGGTAAATCATTTACCTATGAATTACCAGCCGGGCAATCGGGCGCTGACTTTTTAAACATGGTCCGAGAATCATGGCGCATGCTTCAAATTGGCGGCGTTTCTAATGGAGTGATGACAGACGCCGAGTTGCTTGCATACTTAATTGATACCAATGGCGAAGTCACAAACGTCACCGTTGCTAGTTTCACCAGACAGACTGAATATGGCTACTAAACCGATCAAAGCTTTCACTAAGCGCGCCAAGCGTGCTTTTCAATATGCCTTTTGGGGCAATGATAGCGCCTATCCTACTGCATCGACTAGCGCGCAACGTAATGCGCAAGGAGATATGAATGGCGACCTGCTCGACTTGATGAGCCGGCACAAGACACTGTTGCTGCGCAACGACGCTCGCTTTATCTATACCAGCAACAGCACAGTCAGTGGAGCAGTAAAACAAAAGAGCGGCAAAGTGTATGGCGAGTCCTGGCGCTTTCAGTCTCACTCACAAGATGCTGACTTTGTCGCTGCTGTTGAAGCCGACATGGCTGCTATTGACGGGCTGATTGATATTCGCGGTCCGCAATTCTCATTCCGGCGCAATGTCAAAATTGAGTCGAAGTCACTCGACGTCGATGGCGATGTATTTGTATTGCTTACAGAATCAAAGACTGGCTTTCCAAAATTACAATGGCTAGAAGCACATCGCATTTGCAGCGATCCATACAGCAACGAGGACCGCGTAGAAAGCGGCAAGTTCCGTGGATTAAAAATTAAAAGCGGCATCATTTACAATGACTTCGGGGCCGAGGTTGCATATCGAGTCATGGGCGAAGACCGGGAAAGTTACCGCGATGTATCGGCTCGCGACATGATCCATATCACAGATCCTGATTGGTTCTCACAGGGTAGAGGTGTGCCAGCCATTGCTTCTGGTATGCTCGACTGGTATGATCTGGCAGAAGTCAGAGATTACGAGAAGATCGGCCAGAAAGTTAATGCGGCACTAACTCTTAAAGAATCCAACGATACCGGCAAACGTGATACCGCCACCAGCATTATCAACGGCCAGGCAGGCGCTACTCAGGCGCCATTCCAAACCGAGCTACTCGCAGGCGGCACCATTCGATATCTCAAGAACAGTTCAAAACTTGAAACGCATGAAAGCAATCGACCCAGTGATGGCTTCTTAAAATTTAGCGACAAGATTGAGGCTGGAGCCTTCTACGGCATGGAATGGCGTCGAGAGATGCTTGATAGTTCCGCAGTCGGCGGCGCTGGTGTTCGCGCTTTTCAGCGTGATATCAACGATTCGATTAATGATCGCGTTGAGTGTCTGGCCCGATTCCGCAAACGCATGGCGCTTTACATCATCGCCAAGCGCGCCAAGCAAGGTATTTACACACTGCCGGAAGACTGGACCAAGTGCAGCTTTACCAAGCCGCGTGAGTTTACCGTGGACGATGGCAACGCACGCAAGGCAGACCGCGAAGATTTACGCGCTGGCGTCGCATCTGAATACGACATCCTCGCCAAGCGTGGATATGATCCAATCGAGTTTACTACTCGCCGGGCTGAATACTTAGCGCAGCGCAAACTAATCGCACAAGCCAATGGTCTGGCTGATGCCGAACTTGGCACCGTTCTGATGCCTGGCGATATCCCTTTAGAAATCGAAGACGAAGACACTGAATCAGAAGAATCTCAGTCACTTGACACATAAACCCATATATAACTTATGACTACACAAAATAAATGGTTCGCAATGGACCGCAAAACAGACGCGGAGGGCAATCAATCCACCGAGGCTGAAATATACATTTACGACTCAATCGGCGGATTTGGTATTTCAGCAAACGAGTTCATTGACGAGCTGAAAAGCTTAGGCGATGTTGAAACTATCAATCTACGCATCGCTTCTGGCGGCGGCTCGATTGTTGAAGGCAACACCATATACAACGCACTCAAGCGCCACAGCGCTAAAGTAGTCACACACGTTGACTCGCTCGCAGCTTCGATGGCATCCGTCATCGCAATGGCCGGCGACGAGATCCACATGGCAGCCAATGCGCTGTTGATGATCCACAACCCTTGGACCATGAGCATGGGCGGCGCCGAGCAACTTCGCAAAGATGCCGACTTACTCGATAAGATGGAATCAAACATTCGCACAAGCTATGGCCGCTCAAACCTAAGCGCCGAAGAACTTGACGCAGCAATGGAAGAAGAAACTTATTACACCGCAGAGGAAGCACTTGAAAATGGCTTTATTGATGTAATCAGCGACGCAAACCTTGCAGCAGCTTCGATTGGCGATATGGAATCTCTCAAAGAGTTCAGCGCCATTCCACAAGCTAAGATCGACGGCATCAAGATTGAGTGCCAAGCACGTCAAATTGAAGTGTGCAACGCTCAAATCGAAAAGCTACAAAACGAAATCGATTTGCATGAAGAGCAAGTTGCATTGATTCAAAACGAAATCGTTGATTCAAAAGCAGAAGTTGAATTGCTGAAGACAGAACACATCGACGCACTCGCATTAGCGACCGAGCAAACCGCACAAGCGATTGCAGAAAAGGCCGCAGAACTTCTCGCTGAATCTGGCACACCAGCCATCGAAGATGCCATCGAAGAGGAAACACCCAAAGCGATGACTGAAGATGCATTCTGGAAAGAATACAACGCACTGAAAGACGCACGCGACTTCCAAGGCGCTCAAGAATTTTATGCCGAACACAAATCTGTGATCGGTCAATAATCACCCAACTAAAATACAAATAAAATGGCTAATACAATTGCAGGTGTAAACCTAGCTCAAGTCGCTCAAGATAGCTTACCAGCTCTTACTGACTTGTTCGCTCCTCTATCCGCACTATCCACAGACTTCTCGACTGATATCTCTCAGTCTGGCGAATCTGTCACCACTCGCATCCCGACTAACGTCACTGCGGGCGATATGACTACTGGATACCAAACCAACGAGTCTGACGTAGCAATGGTTGCTAAGACTATCACACTCAATCAGTTCAAGGGATTCACATACGGATTCACTGACCTAGAGCGCAGCAAGTCTGAAATCGATTTGAATCGCTTGTTCCTTGAGCCAGCACTTGAAGCAGTAGGCGAGTCCGTCTTCAGTTACATCTGGGACCTCGTTGTAAATGCTAACTTCGCATCGACTGAAGTCATCACCGCCGCAAACTTTGACCGCGACGATCTGGCTGACTTCAACGCACTGTTGACAAGCGCTAAGGCTCTCAAGTCTGGCCGCTCGCTGTTCTGCAACCCTGCATACTATGCATCGCTTGTAAAGACACTCAACAGCGCTGAAATCCCAGGCATGACTGCTGACAAGGCCGAAGCAATGGTTCCTCGCGTTGCTAACTTCGATACCTACGAAACAAGTCTTGCAGATGCAAACGGCGAAAACCTCGCTGCTTTCGCATTCCAAAAGTCCGCTCTGATCATGGCAGCACGCACAGTAGTTGCAGACGAAATGACTGCTAAGGCTGGCGTTGATGTCGAGACTGTAGTTATTCCAGGTCTTGGCCTTCCAGTTCAGTTCCGCAAATGGTATAGCGCTGACGGCACACTCTACTTCAACGTCAATGTTCTCTTTGGAGCATCTGTTGGAGTCGGCACAGCCGGACACCGTATCACAAGCGCGTAAGCTTATTCTAAAGCGCCTCGATTCGTCGGGGCGCTTTTTAATCCTTAAATTTAAAAAATTATGTTCAAACCATCAGTCACAATCCACCGCTCCGCAAAGGGCGACGTCAAGGTTTTGGAATGTTCCGAAGATGCTGGCAAGTGCTTAGACGCTTACAAGGCATGCGAAGAACCCGGCGAGATCGTTTACATTCGCAAAGGTCATACCGACAAGCAAAAGAAAGTCATCGGTCAGCCTGCGCCAATTAAGGCGAAAAAAGCTAAGAAGTAAAATTCTACCCAAACAAACCCACGCGGCTCGCTCAATATCGGGCGGGCCGCATTTGTTTACATTATGAGCTTTGACGACGAAATGAAAAAAGGATTTGCCGAGGCAGAAAGCTTTGCTGGCGAATCATTTACAATGAGCAATCATACTGGTGCGTTTCGCGGCGTGTTTCGCGGCGATGATGCACCAACCGACTTCGACAAGCTGCAAGGCTATGAAGTCAAAACGACTAACGCCATGAGCGTATCAAAGTCACTATTTATACGAGGTGCGCCACCAATGATCAATGAGGCGATCACCAAGAGCGACCAGACACGCTACATCATTACCGGCATTGAATCAGTCGATGCCGCTACCTGGGAAATCCTACTGCACAAGCAAGATGGCTAAAAACTTTTCAGTTGATTCCACGCTGTTCAAGGCGAAAGCCAAGAAGCTGGTCAGGAAACTGAAGCTGGACGAGCCAACTGTCGTTAGGGAGCAGGCTGGGCTATTGGCACAGCTACTGTCAAAGGTAACACCTCCATTCAAGTCTTTTCCAAAGATGAGTGGCAAGCCGACCTACACTACCGGCGGCGCAATGGGCGTCGGCAAGGCTGCGGTCCGCGCTGGCTTTTATTCGGCTGTAAAGAAAATGGGAACAGTTACAAACTGGACCGACAAGAATATGCGCTCAGCTATTAGAAGCGGGGACACGGCCTATATTCAAAAACGCTTGGAATACATGAAAGGATCGAACAAGCACAATTTGCGCGTCAGCCATTACAGTGACAACTTGAGAAACAAGCAACGCAACAATCGCGGCAGAGTTAATCGCGGCACTCAGCCAATTGTCATGCTTCAAAACAAAGACGTAAACGCCGGACTTAAGAGGGCAATGGACAACGTCGGTATCGCCAAGGCATCGTTCGCGCTCGCTGCGCTGCGCTTGGGGCGTCCGAAAGCGCCAGCGTGGATCGCTAAGCACTTTGGCAAAGTAAACACGCCAGTGAGAGTTACACGCAACCCAGCAATAGCAAGATTTACCAGCAACGCCAAAGGCTTAGACGTTACAATGCGCAGACTCAACGCAGTCGAGCGCTTTCGCATGGTCGCGATGGTCAAGAATTTAGAAGCATTGGTTCGCGCTAACGCCAAAAAGGCAGGATTTAAAACCCGATAATTTATGGACTTAACATACTACGACTTTGAGAGCGGGCTAGAGCAGGGCTTCAAAACCCTACTGGCCACAGCCAACATCGAGCTGCGCATCGCAGACGACTATGCCCAGGGCGATTTGCATGATGAGTTCGTCACTCTGGAGATCGACGCAGGTGCGCCAATTAGCGACCGGCATCAAAATAGCAGCGGCGTGTATGATAATTACAGTGGCTCTATAACTATAGAAGTGCAGACACCATTGGCCAGCTCTGATCAGGTCACCATTTCACCTACTCGCGACGAGTATAATGTCACAGGTGCAGGAACCGATGCTGCCAATGGAGTCTATGTGCGTAATGGCAACAGCATTGATGGTCGTCCAGCATACACGCTATATGACTCAGATGAAACAACTCCGCTATTTTATCTTTGGAGCGATACCCTGAACGCTTGGTATATTACAGATACACCCACTGATTTTATTCCACCAAACTCTTATTATTTTATATCTAGTATTAGTGCGACACCTCCAGAAACTGGCTGGCTGGTAAATGGTTTTGGCGAAGAGCCAGCTCCAACAGTTAATGCATCAACAATCCCGGCATTTAAAAGCCGCCACTCTCAATTAGTGGCCACTGTTCGCAAAAGCCTCGAAGAGATCGACGCGGCGATTCTAGCTAAACATTGGCCCGGCAATCTATCACCTACCCAAATCATACCAACTGGCACAGAGCGCAGCCACGAAGATCAACACCGAATATCAGCACTTTCTTATTCTATCCAATTCCGAATAGCTTGACACATAAACCCTTATTAAACCTACCTAATCACTAAAATATTATGGCATTACCATCTACATCACCCGCTAATTTTCCACAAGGTCTTGACGTTGTTACCATCAATGCTGTGACTTATATCGCAGACTCCATCGATATTGAGTCGCAAACAACTCGCGGCATTAATCGCACAGATGAGTATGGCGACTGGGCCGAGCAGCAAACACGCGCTTCTAGCGATCCAATCGAAGGCACTATGACTTTGCAGAAGGCTACAACTGCAACTGCATTCCCAACTGCTGGCACCGAGTTTACTCATGACTATGACGACAGTGGAGCTGCTTCAACATTGCGTGTTCTTAACGTCAAAGCATCTCGCTCTAAAGACGAGGCCGACGTATTTGAAATCGGCGTTCTAGTAGTCACTTACGGCGCATAGTATGTCTGATCTTGTAGATATAACGCTTACAGCTGCGTATCGAATCGGTGGTCAAATTAAAGCCATCGGTTCGACCGCAGAAGTAGCGCAGTGCCTGGCAGATGATTTGATTGCACGCAACAAGGCGCACAAGACAAAGGCAAAAAAGAAGACAAAGAAAACCGCAAAAAATGAGCCTACCGAAGCAAACAGCAACAGCGACGGCGGCGAGTAATTACGCGGCAGTCAGGAAATCAATTGAGCGGGCGCGCCTTTCACCTTGGGCGTCCGCTGTTGGCATTTGTATTGGAGAGTTTACTGTCGCGCCACTTTCTTTACGTTCTCTTGCCGATCTTGAATTAGCCGGCAATGCTTTCATCTGTGGCGACAAGCCAATCGAGGGCGACATTGCTGCATACATCTGGCGCCACATGCCAGAGTTTATGCCAAGCGCAGACAGCTCAGACTTTGTTAAGCGCATTGCAAAG